ATGTTCAATATCATGATTCGTAAATTTGGTGAGATGACTTTCGAGAAAGCTGGTGTTGCTCGTACCGAAGAAGAAGCAATGGCCTTAGTTCTGGTAGCACTGAGATCATCACCTGAGATTATCGACGCTGAATATGTAGCCGCAGAAGGTGAGATTAAAGAGATTAAAGCGGTGGCTAAGGAATTAGGTGTTAAAGGTTTCCGTAAGTTAAAGCTGAATCGTGAGACTTATGTAATCGGTAAGCAGGGGCAATATCTGGATGAAAGTAGCGCGATTGTTCTACTGAATAAGATCACCCGCTACGGTTGGAAGATTGAGCAATATAAAACGTGTTTCGAATTATACGAAAAAGGTTTGCTGGATACTCTGACCATCGTTCGCGCTTAATTAATTTCTAATTTGGTGGGTGCAATTCCCACCGCTTTTTAAACTGGAGAATCAAACATGTTAGCTTTTATCTCATTCGTGGGAGGTAGTCTCACAACTATGATCAGCCTTTCTTATCTTGTCGTTAGTATGGGGTGAGCAATGAAACAATTTCATGATGGCATTTCATCTAAGACATTCAAGAAAGAATATAGCGGATTGTGTATTAACTGGATTGATTTGATTGGTGCGGTTGTGTTTGGTCTGGTAATCAGCATCAACTTTTAACGATATAAATATATCGTAATTCAAATAACAAGAGGAAATTCTACTATGAAAAAGATTATCGCTGGTATCGTTCTTGCTATGGGTTTGGTTGGTACTGCTAATGCTAATACCTATTATGTGTGTAATTCCTACTTCGAACATAAAGGAGATGATACACGCTACCTGAGTGATGGCGACCGTTATTATCATGCACCGTCTGGAAAATACCGTGGCTTTATCGGTGTGAAAGTTCGCGTGAATGATGATAATAGTCAATTTGCTTTCAACGATCCGGTATTTGATAGAACAATCAAAAGCCCGAAACTGAAAGAAGATAAGAACGAGAAAGAAGAATATTATGGTTCCGAAGATGGTAAATCCTACATCAAATATCTGCATTCTGTAGATGGCGCTCCTATATTTGATGTTAAAAAAGGTGATACATCTTATACCCTGATTAGCTGCCGTGAAATTCTTTAATCTTTAATCACCTAGCCCCTATCGTTATAATACACGGTAGGGGCGTTTTTGTTTGGAAATGGTATGAAAACTAAACTGTATTCGTATATTCGCTTCTCTTCCATGAAGCAAGCCGATGGTAGCTCATTTGAACGCCAGAAGAGAACAGCGAAAGAGATAGCCGCAAAATATGATCTTGAGCTAGTTACTTCCTATCAGGATTTCGGTGTATCTGCATTCAAAGGGGCTAACAGTAAAACAGGTGCATTATCTCGTTTTCTGGATGAAATTGGTCGATCCGTTCCGGTTGGTAGCTGGCTGGTGGTGGAAAACTTAGACCGTATCTCCCGTCAATCTGTTATTGAAGCTCAAGAGCTATTCCTTTCGATCATCCGCAGGGGAATAACAATTGTTACTGGTATGGATGGGAAGGTATATAGCAAAGAATCGGTTAATGCTAATCCCATCGATTTACTGTTGAGTGTAATGTTGTTTGCTCGTGCAAATGAGGAAAGTCAGACTAAACGCAATCGCACTAACTCAAGCGCACTACTCAAGGTTAAAGCCCATCAGGAGAATCCACAAAATCCGGCAGTGGCAATCGAGGAAGTTGGTCGCAATATATGGTGGGCTGATACTTCATCGGGTTATGTGCTTCCACATCCGGTGTATTTTCCTGTTATCAAGAAAATCGTTGAATTAAAACAGAATGGTTATTCTAATGGTCGGGTTCTTGATTATCTGAATGAAAGAATCGCCCCGCCTAATTACACAACGAACAAAGATACCCCTAAGAAATGGGCGCGTTCTATGTTAGCCAGGATGTTCTCTAACCGCGCTTTACTTGGTATCAAAGAGATAACCATTGAAGGTGTGACATATGAGTTAAAGGATTATTACCCGCGAGTGATGGAAGATGCCGAGTTCTATCAACTCAAGAAGACTATAGGACTGAGGTCGTTTTCTTATCCTACTAAGTCTAGTCCTGTTATTACCCTGTTAAGTGGTGCTGGTTTGCTTAGATGTGGTCATTGTGGGGCAAGTATGGTTAAGAGAAGCGGAGCATCAAAAGAGAGATTAGCCCAATATCGTTATATGTGCGATGGCGCAGATAGCAGGAGGACCAATTGTGATCATCCAAATTGGGGCTTTCGTGGTGATCAACTGGATAAGGCTGTATTGCAATTGCTGGCGGATAAAATCTGGATTGCTGAGGATAAGGCCAATCCGATCCCAGGAATGCAAGCCCAGATTGAAGACATTTCACGCAAGATTGATAACCTGATTAGTCTTTCTGCAATGACAGGAGCAACGAAGGAGTTAGCCGACCAGATTACTACCCTGAATCATGAGCGTGAGGCCATCTATAACCAGATTAAGGTAATAGAAGAGAACATGTATTCAGTTGATTCTCAAGGCTGGGAGAAGCTCGCACAATTTGATTTAGAGGATGTTTGCAGCGAGGAACGGTTAAAAGTTCGATTGAAGATTAAAGAAGCTGTTAAGTCTATAAAATGTTACAAGATTGATACCAATTATAATCATTTTGTGATGGAGTACATCGACGGGAAGACGCAAAGGATAGTGATCGAGAGGTCACGCCGTAACCGGAAAGGGAGAATTTTTGTAGACGTGAAGACTATCAATGATAGGCAGATTCTGGAGAGCAACGGGCTTGTTCTGCATCCATGTTTAGAAATGCTGACAGATAAGAACTGGAAACCAGAAGAAGAACAACCGGGATTGTTGCAGGAATTTGGAATTTAAGCGGCCTAAATCGACGTATAACGAGATAAACGCTTTAAGGGGTACAGATGTACCCCTTTTTAATTTAATTGCGTTAGGCAGCGTCTAAGAGAGAATTAAAGTATTCATCCATTAAATCAGGACTATCGTCATCAATACAGAAAAATTCCGGTTTATTGATGCCGTAGAAGTGAGTATGTAGCTTGAATGTATCGTCATCAAATACATCTTTCGGGGATACCCACATATTAGCCTCGTCCGGTTGATTGGTTAGGTAGTCATAAACCAGTTGCTGTAAGTGTGGCAACTCATCGATAGTCAGAGTTTCCGACCATCCATCCTTGAAATCTTTGTAGGGTGCGGCATGAGTCTTGAAGCGTTGTTTTACTTCATGCTCTAAATCGGCAGCTTTCCAACCATCCTCAAACTCATGAGTAAAGATTAATCGGTGAGTGAAGTTGCTCTTTCTGGTTTGCTCTCTCATTCGTTCTTCTGGTTTTCGGGTAGTGATTCCAAATTTAATAAATTTGTCTGAATCGCCACGGATAATCTAGACACTTCCGAGCCGTTGATAATACTGGTTTTCATATTCTGTCGGTGACATCTGATCGCTGGAACCATGCCGACGCTTACTGTTATAAAACATTTCGATGTAATCAAAAATATCGCTGCGGGCTTCTTCCCGCGTTCCGTAGATCTTTTTCTTTATCCGTTCGCGTTTCAACAACTGGAAAAAGCTTTCTGCAACCGCATTATCATGGCAGTTACCGCGACGGCTCATGCTGCCCTCCAGGCCGTGTGATTTCAGGAACGACTGCCACTCATGGCTTGTGTACTGACTGCCCTGATCCGAATGAACCAGCACCTGTTTTTGGGGATTACGGCGCCATACAGCCATCAGCAGTGCGTTCAGGACAATGTCCTTTGTCATCCGGGATTGCATGGACCAGCCGATAATTTTGCGTGAGAACAGATCAACAACCACGGCAAGATACAGCCAGCCTTCGTGGGTCCTGATGTAGGTTATGTCCGTTACCCAACGCTTATCCGGAGCATCCGGATTGAACTGTCGCTGGAGCCTGTTGGGCGACACGATACTGGCCTCGCCTTTACGTGCCCGCGGGCTCCGGTATCCGACCTGAGCCTTTATCCCGACACGTTTCATCAGTCGCCAGACTCTGTTCACTCCGCACTGTTGCCCGCTGTCCCGCAGATCCAGATGGATTTTGCGATAACCATAGACGCATCCCGATTCCAGCCAGAACTGTTTAATCTGCCCTGTCAGCCTCAGGTCTGCCTGATGGCGTTGTGAATGCGGCTGCTGAAGCCAGGCGTAAAAACCACTGGGATGAACATCCAGCACCCGACAGAGCAGGCGAACAGGCCAGCAACAGGTGTTGTCACGGATAAAGGCGTACCTCAGTCGGACAGCTTTGCGAAGTACGCCGCGGCTTTTTTTAATATGTCCCGTTCGTCGGTAACCCGCTTCAGCTCTTTCTGGAGACGGCGGATCTCGGCCTGAGCATCTGACTGTTCTTTATTAGCGGAAGAATCCGGACCGTACTTCTTTATCCAGGCGTAAAGGCTGTGGGTGGTGATATCGAGACGTGTTGCAACGCTGGCAACAGAATAACCGCGATCAACAACCTGTTTGACTGCTTCAATTTTAAACTCTTCGGGATAACGCTTACCGCTCATGGGCACCTCTCTTTAAGCCATCTTAAATGACTCTGAGGTGTCTGTTAAACCCGTGGCGATTCAACCTGTGATCTGGCTATGTCCTTTAATAAGAGGATAATAGCTATCTTGTCCAACACTACCCTGATCAATAAAGATGGGTGCTTCTTCTCTCCACTGTCCATCCCATGAACCGGAATGATTAGCAATCCATTGTGTAGCATTGATATAGATACGGTCTTTGTTAATGTTAATACCAGCAAAATTTTGCGGGGCAAATGATATCTCACCATTATTTGTGATGTGTATACCCGCTTTAGTTGCGTAGCTATAAAATGCTAGTGAATTATCAGCACCACCTTTACCAATATACCAGTTATTGCTTCCACCAACATCACCACGAATATGCAACGAGTTGCTAGCTGTAGTCGATAATACAATAGCATCACCCGGACGTTTAATAGTTAATCGACCATCGGATTCAACTTCACCAAAGAACTTAGTTTTGATTGCACCCGTTGCCAGTGTGCGTTCAGTGGAAAAATGAGCACCTTTACTATCTTCTAACTGAATGATGTTATCGCGAGCTTTATTGCTATCACCCCAATGATTAAACCGGAAATAATCGCGAGATTGCTTACCGCCAGCTTCAAACGTCAATACGCCTTTACTTAAATTAACATCACCGCCAAAGGTAGCAGCAAGAGAACTACTTTTTAATCTTAAAATATCAGCACCGCTAGTTCCACCCAAAGTAACATCACCAGTTTTTAACTGATACCGGAAAGGTCTATTTGTATTATAGTTTCCATCTTTATCATTTTCATTGGTGGAAAGAAGATAAACACTTTCACCATCATTACGCAAGAATGCACCAAAATTACCGCCATACATACGGAATGCATTAGATGAAAGAAATTTAGCTTCTGTTTTAAAACTGGTAGTGTTATTAAAGTTAGTGGCTGTTTTAAAGTTAACAACAGACCCACCGAAGTTAACCGCGCCGTTAAAATCTTGTTGTGCTGTCCATGTATGGCGACCATCCTCAAGAGCAACACGGCGAACGGTGCAAGTTCTCTCTCCTGAATTACCAAATACACGAACAACAAAATAACGGTAGTTTGCTTGAGACACAGTACCACGCCAAACCTGAACAGTACGCCCTGTGCTAGTGTGTTCACTAGGACCAACGGAAAACATGATCAGGTTTCCGTCAATTGTTCCCCAATCCATTTTTGCTGGCATATTGGTAATTTTATTCAATGGCACGCTAAACATGCTACCAGGAACAAAATCAAAAGTTTGCCAATCTAAAGATTCTAATTGTGTTTTAATCCCACCGATACCTAAAGTAATTGGCATAGAATATGATGTATGTACTTCGTGCCAATCTCCCCAGATATTATTTGTCATTGCACGTTCAAAAACACGACCACGGGTAGTAGTTCCCGTTCCTGCGGTAGTGAAACGTTGGAAAATAGCGCCACCGGAAGCACGCTGTTTAACCTCAAGCAATGCGGTCATCTCAACCGGAACACCTTCTGCAACAGGACGGTTAGTAACTTTGTCAGTGCCTAAAATGTTATATAAACCAGGTGTTTTGAAGTTGTTCAGGTTTCCGTCATAGAAAGTAGACGGTGTTACATTACCTACTTGTTGCCACGGACCCCATTTAGGAGCACTAGCATCCCATGCAGCAGCAAGACAGCGAACATATACAACGCCCATTCTGGTCGTATAACGCTGAGTGCGGGAGTAGTTGCCACCCTCAAAGACTTCTAAAAGACCTTGTGCCATCGCCCCAGCTTCTGGGAAATTCCTTTCTAGAGCCGCAATTGAGTTAGAGCTATTGCGCCATAAACCAAAATGCTCAACTCCACCCAAATCATTAAGATCGATGGTTGACGAAAGCGGACGTGTACCCATCTGAATATTGCGCCACGGCGACCACGGACCATCAGTACCATTCCATGTAGCGGTAAGAGAACGAATGTAGATATTACCGTAGCGTGTTGTATAACGCTGAGTCCCAGAGAATTGACCGCCTGTGAAAACTTCCAGAACACCTACAGCATTTTCTTCTGGGAAATTGTGACTTGGTTGTGCATTCGTTGAAGTCGATTTACCCCAAATACCAGCAAATTCTGAACGTGGACCATAGTGATCAAGATTAGCATCTACTGGCAATTCGCCTCGGTTTTGACCAATACTAGCAACATCTTCAAGTCGTCCAGACAAACGGGATAATTCCGCGTCGGTCAGTGCTTTATTCTCGTCAACTTTTCTATGAATCGCTGTATCTTTAGTGTTTACAGTCTTAGTTAATGCAGCCACGCTATCAGCAGCTTCTTTTTTATTTGCAGCAATGACAGTATTCAGATCATTAGTAGCATTAGTTAGCTGAGTATCAGCATATGTTTTATTTGCTGCGATAGTGCGGTCAGTCTCGGCCTTAATCAAATCAACTTTGTCATTGATTGCTTTGTGATTGCTGGCGATAGTTGCATCAGTTTTAGCTTTGTTATCATCAACTTTTTTATTGATGCGGGTGTCCAGTTCCTGAGTTGCTACAGCAGCCGCATTTTTATTAGCGGTGATGGTATCGGACAATTCAGCTTTAACGCCAGCAAGGTCGGAAGCAGCTTTATTTTTATTAGCCGTGATTGTCGCATCGGTTTCGCGCTTAATCACATCAACTTTATTGTTAATTTCTGCGTGATTTGCTGCGATAGTTGCATCAGTAGTTTGTTTAATTTCATCTACTTTAGCGTTAATATTGTTGTGATTTGTAGTAATCTTGCCGTCTAATTCTTTCTTATTCGCATTAACTTTAGTTTCTAATGCAGTGTGAGTTTCAGGAGAAACAGAGATTTGAACTACGGCATTATCTCGGTCTTTGGTGAAAATAACATGGTCTTTAAGGTTGATTGCTACCTCACCGACCTGTAATTGTTCCGGCGTAGGTTTTTTGCCAGAAACACTAGTTCGTTTAAATTGGATTGATTGCATCTAATCACCTCACTATAAAAACAGGAATAAGGGAGGCGTTAACCTCCCCGCGTCATGTTTTTATTTAGAGAAGCAATCAGTATTCCCCGAAATCGATCCTGTCATGGATAGAAACGGCTTCAATCTCGGCTGGTGTCGGTTTTTCTTCTGTGGAATACACTTTCACCCATCCAGAATTACCATCTTTCTGGACTGTGCGAACTCGTAAACGTGGTGCGCCGGAGGCGGTGCAAGTTAATTGCCATCCTCCATCTTCATTAGGTTGAACGTGAATTAGTGAAGTATCAGCACTAAATGGGTTAGATGCGCTCGATCCCTGATAGGTTACGAAACGGTTTCCGGCTAATGCTTCGCTATCAATCGGACCCGTGAATGGATTTACACCAGCACCCAGACCAAAATCACCTTGACGTAAGATCCGGCCTTCGGTAGCAATACCGCGATCCAGAATCCCGCCATCAGGTTCTAATTTAAACTCGATTGTAGTAACTTTGTTATCGCCGGATTTTGTTTTATGTGACGAGACGAAAGCGTCAAAGATGACGTAGTAACCTGTGTTAGCAGCACTGTAACCAGAGTTCACAACATAGAACATACGAAAGCGTAAAGGAGTTTTATCATTCACCGCTTTCATCAACATGTCTTGATGTTCATCATCCAGAACACGGTTTACTACTAACGTAGTTGATTCAAGTTTACGATAGCCAGCCAACTTACCAGTAACATCATGGTCATATTCTTCTAACGTCTGGATCTCTGTGGATTCGGTTATCGTCGGGAATGCTGCGATGTTCTCGATAGGACTAAATGCAGGATCGAAAAAGTCCGGCTGGTTATCCACCATAGTAGACAAGGAGACTTCAACATGCGACCCCGTGAAAATGTCTAAGTTATCTTGTGTAATATTCATTATTACCCCTTAAAAACGCGCTAGATAAGAAAATTTAAGGCTAAGTGTCCCAACGATACCCCCATCACTAGAATCATCGTCATAATCGGTATTAGAAGCTACTGGAGTGATATCTGAAATTGAGAAGCCCAAATCTTTAAATCGTGGGTTATCCGGCTGAATCTGGATTATCTCGCAAATACCCTCATGAATTTTCGTTTCATGAATCTGAGAATATAACTGCATTTCGATAACACATTCAGCTTGCATTGCATTACCACCACGAACACGCGTATAAGTTTCATTCATGCCAGTAATCCAACAAACCACGTCATCGCTAAAGCCTTGCTGAGTTTGTTCTACGTTTAAAGCCAGACCTAAATCTTGTTCGATAATATCTTGCAAGGCGCGTTTGATTTTCAGTCTCGGCATATTATTAACGGTAGCGAGCATGTGTACCCCCTGCCAGAGTAATAAAGCAATCAGTTGTATTGTCACCATTGCGCTTAATATATTGAACTTTGAAACGCTGGTTTTCTACTGTGACAATATCACCTTGCTTTAAGTCTCCCTCACGACAGAATAGAAATTCTGTTTCTGTCATTACCCCTGATTCGTCGGTAGTAGTAATTTCATGATAAGCACGAATTGATTTACCACCTTCCACCACAAATACAGGAGCACTCTTAAACATTCTTGATAATTGTGATTCTGATAATTTGAACATAGTTACCCCCTTTATGGAGTATTTACATACAAAAAAGCCCCACCGTTAGGCAGGGCTAATTATTATTCTTTAGTTTTACGTTGTTTTTTAACTGTGGCTTTCGCCTTAACCGTCTGGGATTCTTCTTCCGGTTCAGGAATCAGATTTTCTTCCCCCAAATCGGGGGAAGGTTCAGATGGTTCTACAGGAGTTCATTCACCGCCAATCTGGAGAACTTTCAGAGCTTCCGGCTGGGTTACAACGTAATCCAGATCTACCCAGATACGCGGAACGATTGCAGACTGTGCACGGTAGGTAGTGTCGTCCATATCCAGTTCCAGACCGCCCCACTCACCAATGGTGATACCGTCGAACGCGCCCAGAACGATGTGGTCTGCCGGGATAACACCAGAAGTAACTACTTCGTAACCAGCCAGTTTGCCGTTTTCGATGATATAACCGGAAACGCCGTTATCTTTCAGGGTAGATTCCAGTTCAGCAGCAGTTGCACCGCTCATCGCAAACTTGATCGCCTGAGCAGGAACGCCAGCGTCGGTCAGTGCTGCAATTTCTTTCAGGAAGTCTTTGTAAGAGAAAGCGGCTTTCTTAGTAACGCGACCCGCGTCTACCAGTTGCTTAACCAGACCAGCCGGACCACGGTCGTTAGCTTTATCAGACAGAATCAGTTGTTCCAGTTTGATGCGAACAGCTTTGTTAATGTGATCAGTGATCAGGGTAGCGATACCCGGAACGGTTTTCAGAGACTGACGGCTGATCGGGTTGCCACCTGCGAAAGTCTTAGGAGCCATTTTCACGTTTTCAAACTGAGCTTTGCTTTCCGGTGCAGCACCGTTTTCATCAACGAAGCCGAAAGCGTCAACGCTGGAAGCAGTCATTTTCGGAACAGCGATCGGGCTATTCAGACCAGACAGAACGGTCACACCGAGGCGGCCTAAAACACTCTGAGGCATCAGCATTTCGATGTAGGATTCAGTCAGCAGTTTTTCGTCGGTTACAGCTTCCAGAGTAGCTTTAGTGTTACCAGCAGCAGCAGCACGCAGAGCAGCAGCCGGAACGAATACGGAGCCACCACGAGCAGCACGACCACGCTGCATAGTTGCAGTAGCAGCCATAGCGGAATATTCAGCTTCGTTAGCACCCAGAGCAGCACCATCTACCAGAGAGCGAATTACGTTGTTCAGGTCAAAAGTTTTTTCCATTTTAGAGTCCTTAATTTGTTGTTCGTTATTACGTTGAGCATTGACGAGATTATTTAGTGCCTTAGTGCGGAATGCTTCCGGCGTCATGTCTTTAATCGACAATGCACGTGCTAATTCAGAGTCATCAATATTTAGTTCCCGCGCGATCTCGCGGATTTCTAATTCGTCTTCTTCGGAACGTTCAGCCACTTCTTCAATTTTTTCTTCTTCAACCGGAGCAGCTTCACGTTCTTCTTTTATTTCTTCTTCCCGAACAGTTGAACTATCATCATCAACACTTTCAGGATGTTCAGCGTCTTTTCCGTCTTCGAGATTTTCATTTTCTTTATTCTCTTCAACTTGGCGCTCTTGAGTTTCTTCAACTTCCGGTTCTTTATTTTCTTCTACCGGAGTTTCTTCAACCGGAGCGGCTTCTTCGTTTTTGATTTCTTCGATTTGTTCTTTAGTCATATCGCGTTTAGCCTCCAAATTAACTGTGATAGTATTTAGAGAGCGATTCAGACCCACTGTGTCGTCTGCGGGTACCGTGACCCATGAAACCTCGTGAGGAATCCATTTAGAAACAATGAGTTGCGATTTGGCGTAGTCGATGTGATACTCTTTAATGTCATAGCCGACAGAAATTTTTTCCATCGTACCTTCGATGACTTTGTTACGAATATCATTAGCCAAAGTCCCATGCTTGGAGAATTTAACCAGAGCACGACCTACGTTATCCGCATCGATTCGAGCGTTACAAACGACACCAATGTGATTATCGAAATTGTGATTGAACAGCAACGGAGCGTTATTATTCAGACGAGACAGATCAACCGCTTCCGGTGTATGTACCAGAATTTCATCTAATACCACCATTTCTTGATTTTGCTCATCCCAGAATTGGCGCTGATAAGGCTGTTCACTGGAGAAAGCAATTTCAAATTCGTATTGATCGTTATGCCCTTCGTTAATAACTCCACCGTAACCGTTAAGATCGCGGCGAAATTTAAGCATTTAATCACCTTTAATTAATTGGGGGCATTGCGCCCCCGTTGGTTATTAGGGATCGGCTGGGGAATTTTTTTCTTCACCCTCGCCATTAACGATAATATTTAGTGCGCTCTTTTCGGCTTGAATCTCTGAGAATACTTTTTCAGGATCATCGCCACGTTCCAAAATAACAGCAGTACGTGATTTAAGTCCTTTATCAATTAAAGCAATCTCGGCGTTTACGTCTTTAATTGGATCGACGGATTCAAAACGCGGACGAATAATAGTAGTGTTCTCGATAATATGCGGGATTGCAGTAATACGAATCGGAACAATACCACGCGCGGAATAATGGCGTAGATATGCTTCAAAAATTGGCAATACCACTGTTTCAATTAATTTGTTTTGCAGTGCTTTAACGCGTGTGCGCTGGGTTAATTCACCGAAACGTGCGGCTGAGTAGTTGATCTGGCTAGTATCACCAGTCAAGCCCTGTTTGAACACGCCTAAGCCCATTGCTACGCTAGTGAACATACCATCATTGAAGCTGTTAAAGTCATCGCCACTTTGCGTGGATTGAATACTCTTGATCGTTGCCCCTTCCGGCAATTCCTGAATAGTACCCGGCGCGAAATCGTGAATAACTTCCGGCGCTTGATATTGTTCATCATCTTCACCAGTATCAAAATCGTCACCAGAATCTTTCGGACGCTCGATGAAGGCCATGCTACTAGCTGAAATTCGTTTCTGGACCAGTACAGCTTCGCGGAATGCGTCTTGATGTGCGATATCCTTAATCACTGGCAGGAAATCAGTCACACCACGCAGAGATTCAGCCGCAAGTGGTTGATAATAATGGCATACTTGCGAAGCATCTACGCGATAGTTATCACCTGTGTAGGTCTGAGTCAGTAGGTTGATTTTACGAAACCAGTATGCAACAGGGCGCATCGTCTCTACGTCATACTCCACACCTTGATATATCGCACGTTCTTTGCTTACTTCACGGTTGAGCGACCAGTCGCACTTATCAGCAGACAGGATAGAAACATTTAACTCATTGTTTTCTTTTGTTAAAACGATGAAGCACTCACCACCCATAACGCGCTCACGTTCAGCCATTACCAGCAGTTCACGGAAGTTAAAGCGACCGTTACGAGAGAAGCGTTTAGCATTCTGTGCCCACTTCCAGAAAGCATTCTCGATCTGCTTATTCAGTGCGCTATCAAGTTTTCCATTTGATTTAACAACTGACGGCTTCGGATCTAGGCCAGTACCTACCACCATATCGGTGATGTATTGCGTGTAGCGACTGCCAACGGAAGTGTTTAAGGCCAGAGTACGACCCTGATCATAAAGGCGCTTACCGTTCGATTTGAGAGCCTTATTGAAGGTTCCTGTAATGGTGTCTTGTTGAAGTTGTCCATCAATGCGATCACCAACCAGACCTAAACTACGCTTAGACAAATCTTTCTGAAATTTTTCTACTTGTTTGTCGATAAAGATTTTTTGTTGTTGCTGGCGGTGATTAGTTTTAACTGGAGTTTCTACCGCCTTATTGCGTCGAAAAAGATTAAACATGATTTACCCCTTATCGCGTAAGACGTAATTTGATATTTTTAATCGGGCTAATTCCCTGTTTACGTCGTTCGGCTTGAATTAATTTAGATAACTGACGTTCATAATCAGTCTTTAATTGCTGGAGAACAGCCAATGACTCATAGGCGAAAGTATTCCCTTTCACTGTCATTTGAGATAATGCGGCTTCGTCCCCAGATAAACGGGCGAAAATAACTTGCTCGATTAAGGCGATAGTTTCCCGCAGATATTCTTTTTTGGATTGTTTGGAGAATACTGGTAAAACAGTTAATTCCTGCATTGATACCAGTTCTTCTTCCAAAGTTATTACGATGGTATATTTACCCTCGGCAAAATCTAAGGTTTTAATCTCGTGATTAGCCGGAGTATCATCAACCTGATAAATGATACCTTTACTATTTCCTACCTGAATTGTTACACCCTCTTCATTCGCCAGCGTGATTTTTTCGCCTTTACGAATTACTAAGGGAATTAGTTCTAAACTCATAATTACCCCTTATTTAATTGTTATTGGATTAACAATATTTAGGAGTAAGCCGCCCCGAAGGACGGCGAGTTATTAGAACGATGTTACCCAGCTACGGCCTCTATTTGGACGTCTGGCGATGTTTTGACGTTGTGGTCGTGTGATTGGCTTAGTTTCTTCGATTTGCTCGTTAGATTGCGTTTCAGGAGCTTCTAGTGGTTCTTCTTTAACACGGTTTAAGCTGTCTTTCATTGCAATGAGTTTATCCCATGACATTTTTGAAAGAACGTAGCGAGAAGCCGCATAGCTATAAACCAGACAGTCGAGAGCTTCGTTTCGGGTACTACCTGGATTTTTCACCCAACGAACACCAGTAGTAGTACGCTTGATGGATTCACTCAAAAGCTGATCGAGATAATCATCAGGAACGGTTTCTGATATTTCTAAGCCAATATGAGGATTATCTTTCAGGTTTCTAACCAGCATTTCACGAACAGCGGATTTCCCAACGTTAACACCCAGCATAAGCAATTCATGACCACCTGTACGGGTAGGTTTAACCGGAATAACTGGAGCATTACCAGATGAACTACCTTTGATAGCGTGTAGGTTCTTCCACTTGCCGCAAATACGGTATCCGGCTTGAGTGAATCGACCGTTCGATGTATCAAGGAAGCTGGCGAGCATTGGTACACGTTCACCATTAACGTTATAGAATTTGGTTTTCTTGAAGTTAACCAGACGATCCCAAACAGGTGATTCGTATCGTTCACAGTTATGATCGTAAAAGCTGCGGTGATCCAGAATGTAAACCTTATCTTTCGCTACACCTAAGATGGTAGATTCTGCGCGGTCCAATTGCTGGTCAATTCCTGAGCACAAGAAAATCACGTCATCAGGGATATTCTCGATAGAAACATCTGTTTTGAGTTGTTCCAGTTCATTTGCTTCTACTGCCGTGTCCTGATCATCGTATACCTTACCTAATACGGTGTTATAAAATGATTGTAAATCAAAGGATTGCCACGCATGACTAAAATCAACCACACAAGCGCGGATCGTACTGAAAGGTGAATACAGACGGCTGATCCAGAATCCTGCTACTTCACTTTCACGGGTTGCTCTCCACTCGCCTTGTGCTACTGCCCTGATTCGTTCCCCTTCGGTCCATGCGTTCTTACAGTGGGGGCAAATATAACGAGCGGTATCAGGATCGGGTAAGTTCTTACCATCGATGTTACGCCATTCAAACTGTACGTTTTCCCATTCGATCACCTGGTGTCTACCGCAATTAGGACACGGAACAAAAAACATACGCATATCGCTTGATAACCATTGCTGGTTAATGCTTCCGAGCTTACTGGTCGGGGTACTGGATACGACTAATCGACCTTCATCTCCAAAGGTAGTTAAACGGTTAGCAGCCAGTGCCACCGGATCACCTTCTTCTGAGGCTGTGGCAGCATCGATTTCATCAAGCAATCCAACCTTTGCGGTCTTACCACGTAGGGTTGATGGACTGGTTAGCGATACCATGTACAGGAAGTGATTAGTTTTTAGCTGGAGTTGGTTATTGTTGTTAACAGCATTGCGATCATTCTTGTCTGTAACCACGTCTTTTAATGCATCACATGCTTCGATAGACGGTCGGATCTTACCAGCGAGATATTGAGACATTTCTTTAGCGGTTGATTGTCCGATAATCATATTGCATGGATCGTTAGCCATCTGGTTAAACAGGATACCGTTCAGGATGGTAGTCTTTCCGATCTGCGCACTGGTCATCAGGACATACTTTTTCTTGTTCTCAAGGAAAGGAGCATCAATCATGCCTTTCTGGAATGACAGCAATTTAACTTTATCCCCAGCTTGAGGACCATCTACCAGCACCATATTCGCTTCGCACCATTCAGATGGAAGGAGTTTAGGCGGTGGAGTTATATATTTTGCGGCATTTCTGAGAATCTTTTTTAATTTGGCCTTATTAGAAATCAGTTTCATGTAATTACCCTCATTACGAAATATGAAGGTATTTATTAAGTTGTTGATTTTTTTGATAAATACGGGTATTAAGATTTAAGGGGGTTGTATGCTAATTAATCAGCAACAAAGAGATGAATTAGAATTAGCCTTGTCTTGCACCGATCATGAATATCGTTTACCAGTTAAGCACAAGCATTTAAAAACAGATATAACCACTTCTGGCTTTAGTCGTGAGGAAGCGAAAGAGATTTTAATAGAATTGTATCGCGATAATGGCTATAGAGATCTTCGCAACTTCTTTAGAAAGCATCGCACATCACATACAGAGTTTCAGAGAGTCCGAGAATGGTTTGATTTTGACATTAAACGGTTCTATCGAGTGGATGGAGGCCAGATCTATAGGTTGCAGTGGAAGCCGATCCGAGAAGTGTTGAAACAGAAGAGACTAAATCACGCTATTACACGCTATCGTAACGAGGCATTCAAGAAAGGCTATGGTGATACAAAGGAATTGTTTGTAGAACTCGCTAACGTGCGATATAGCCACTATTACAACGATCCTAAAGGGTTCTTCGAAGTGCTTCGAAAGGTTGATATTAGTCGGGGTACATATTATTCACGGTTGAAGAAGTACGGGATTAAGGCAGAGTTCTTTATGTCGGTTGACGATGGAGAACTTTTTCCGATAAAATGTAAGTCCTCTAAATAAAGGTGAACATTCACTTTAATTTGGAGAAAATGACTATGACTACTAAAGCTACTCGCGGTCGCCCTTGCCGTTTTGATCGTGAACAACTGGCAGCGATTGTAAAAGCGTACTATCAAGCACCGAAAGGTAAAGCCGAAAAAGAACAAGTATTGAGCGAACACGGTATTTCAATTGCTCAATTCTACAAATCACTCCATAAAGTTGATTTGAAATTCTTTGTTCAGGTTGACGGTGAAATGGTAGAAGCAACAGGAATTTGATTCTCTAGGCCAATCCTTCGGGGTTGGCCTTTTTTTATGCACATAGGACCAACTCTGGACTGATCTATACATGCATCCAAAACTGGAGGGATGCCCTCAATTTTGAGGAGATGTGCTCAACTCTGAGCGGATGTGCTTAAAGTTCAGCGGATCTATCTAAGTTATTGATTCTTTCGAGAAATTCATCGTTGAATAGCTCTATATACGAAAAAGCCCCGCACTAGGCGAGGCTAAAAATTATTACAGTCCAAAGTGTTCCAGTGATCCAGCATTCTGACGAATCAGCAAAGCAGTGTTATTGACAATTGCTCGTGAGTTGTTCGGCTGTGGCAATTTCAAAGTTGCGGCCTTTTCTTCTTCAAGCAATCCGAGTTTTACGAGATGCGGGATAGCATCAGCAGTGAACTCGATCTGACCGTGTGCCGACATACGAGCGAACATATAACCAGGAGGAAGCAGATCATAGCCGTTAGGCTTACCAGAAGCATCCAGACGACGCTCAAGAACACCAGCAGCACATAAACCTTTCAGAATCATTTGTACCTTCGTAGAGCCTCGTTTTTCGCCCAAAAGACGGGTTAAGCTGTGAGTGTCGATAGCTTTACGAACATGCAATTCAACCAGACGTTTATTTTCGCGGGTTTTCTCTAATGCCAGTTCGATCCAATCGGTTTCTTCAAAGTGTTCATATGGATTAACCGGAACATTAGCTTTCCCTTCTTTCATCAAACGCCATTCTTTAGCAATTTTGAAGCGAAGCGGTGCATCGTATCCCATAACCAGAGTATTACAGAGATCTTCATCCAGTTCATACATCGGTTGAACTCGATTTTTAGAATCTTTATAGGTCGATTCTGTATAAAAACCAATCTGAGCAGAATTGCTTAGATTGCCTCCCGCAAGTTTGCTACCCTTCTGTAAAGATTCGAGCATGTTACGAAAATCACGGCGTACATCGTTATGATTCTTTCCGGTTAATTCAGCGATCTGACGGGTAGACATGGTCAGCGGTTTGGTGTTATCAACAACCAGAGACACGGAAGCAGTTTTAACAGCAGTATTCATAACAGTAACAGTATTCATAGTATTAATTCCCCTTAAACGGTTTAGTGATTTGATCCTCCTAGTTCCGGCATCTCAACCGGAACAATTTTATTTATAAAGAAATTTTTATCTAATTTTAGATTCAGCGAGACAGCGATCAATTTCTTCTTGAATGAGGCGTTTGCGCTCGTGGAAATCAACCATTGAGAAATTCAGGTTAGGTGTCCACGGTTTGCGGTTCGGGTTTTTACGTCCATCAATTTTCTTGGTAGCGTTCATAATTAACATCCCCTTTACAAATCTAGGTCAAATCGGTTCAAAGTTGTCAAGTGCGACAATCATAAAAAAGTCAGAAAATTTTGTCAATACCCCTTGACAGGACGCCAAAGGGTTGACCTAACTTACAGCATATCTAAGCCTTCATCGTAACCGTAGAAGCCATTCTGAGAAGAGAAACAGATTGGAGCGTAGTCTTCGTCTTCCTCATCTTCTTCATCTTGTTCTGGGGCTTCCTGAGCGGTTTCTTTACCGTAGTTAAACATTGCTTCATCCAGTTCACGAAGAGTTAAGAAGCTACCCAGATCAATGTCACCTGGCCGGACTTCAAACGGCAGATCATCACGAACAATAATTGCTGGTAGATTCTGGTACTTTAAGCGGTCTTCATCGGTGAAGCAGTTAACAACGATGGTCGGCTTCTTATTACGGCAAAACGCATACCATGCACTAGAGAAATGAGATTCGTCAGAGTTGAAAAGAATGTTGTAACCACGTTCAACAAAGATCTTCATTAACTTGTCATTGTGGAAGCTGTCAGCATCAAAACCTAACAGGATGAAAGGAGTAGTAGTCTTAACAGTATTCTTGTACATAATCGGTAATCCTCTAAAAGAAAGTGAATCAATCTAATATTATTTATAAAGAGAAAATTCTTGTTATTATGGAAAGAGTGGTCTGGTAGAGTCCAAAACTGGTCTGTACTTGAAAGGGATTGTATTCAGTCGGGCTAAAGCCCTCCTTCATGATTTGATTAAAAGTACATCAAAAGAGAGAAGGATCTTAATACATATAGAAATACTCTTTTGATGTAAAAGTAATCAGGAAGTAATTTAGCAACCGAAGGTTGCAATCCCGAAGGGATACCAATACCTTTCATGATCATTAAAGTGATCTAGTAACTATTATCTTCAAAGTGATTATTACTATCTTTCTAGAATCAGTTAGTAACTAGTATTAAAATCCCTTTCGAGAAAATCCTTTCAGAAGTGAGTGAACGCCGTAGGCGTGAACGTGAGCGAAGCGAACTATCCAATCCCTTTCGAATCCTGCTTGCAGGTCTTAGAAGGTGTTGATGGGCGCTACGCGCACGGCTACGCCGTATTCTTTTTGCGAGATCTCTTTCTTGAACGTAGTGAGAGAAAGCGAGCAAAAAGGAGAACGTTAGTTCGAGTTTTATATTCTATGGTCTGTGGGGTGAAATGTCTTTCAAGATCATACACTTACGAGATTGAAGTGTAGGGTTAGTGTAGGTGTGTAGGTTTCATAGTGTAGGTTTGAGCGTGTTCTAGTGTAGGTTTACTGGCTAGTGTAGTGTAGGCCAATCCCTTTAAAGTGTAGGTTTGTAGTGTAGGGCTTGAAAAATAAAATAGTGTCCCCATATAGATTGTAGTGTAGGTTTCAGGTGGAATCTTGGGGATTTTGTCATGGTGTTGACATGCCGGAAGAAGTAGATTATACTCCCAAATCCATCCTTTGTGATGTTCTGCTTTATACATTGTTATCCTCTTGTTAAATTGTTATATGTCTGTGAAGATTTGGATCTGAGAGAAAATCTTGTAACAAATCTTTACAATTCATAGCTCAATTAATGCTCACCGCTTTAGCAATTCGTGCTATGCAATTTTCTAAATTGATTGAATAAACATCAATTTGGTTAATTCGTGTTCTCCGCTTTAGCAATTCGTGCTGTGGTTTAACACATTTAACACGTCTGATAACATCTAAATAACATTTTAACATATCTCGTGTATAAATACATTATATAAGAGATAAATGTGAGGGGTTGAAAAATTAAAAACAATCCCCATATAAATAATAGTGAGCGGTTAACGCTCTTTTTTAAGAAATCATTATTCCAGATTTAGGAGGATATAAGATGGCACGACCTGTTAAGTTCACTCGTGAAATCGTTTTAGAAATGGCAAAGCGTTATTTTGAACTGACACCTGATGTAGTGATGGGTGAATGGTTTAAAGGTGAAGGTATTGATCAATCAACCTTCCACAAACTTTTAAAGAAGTATGACATTAAAGTGAAGATTGAAGCTACCGTCTGGTAATAACCTTTCACTGAGAATTATATGATGGCTTTAAAAATAAAAAAGCCTCCCTGTTGGCGCAAGGAGGCTTTTAGTATGACACATTAAAACTAACACAGAGTATTCAGGAGTATTTATATGAAAAATTCTAAGCGCATTACCTTCAACATGTTTATTAAATCCAACGGCAAACTGAACATTACTGTTATGGAAGGTAAAGCAAGCAAACAAGACAAATCCTTTGAAGTAGTATCCGGTAAGACTCTGACCGAAATGCGTCAGAATGCTGGCATCAAAGACGGTGCTGAATGGCAGATCACTAACCGTTTCGACAAACGTCACGTTAAACCTACACTGGTAGAAGGTGAATCCGTTTATTGCTTCGCTCGTGCTGTTAAAGCCGATGAAACTTACTATCTGGCTGTTGTTAAAACTGCTTCCGGCTACCGTGCTGTAATGCATCACAAGAGCAAGCGCAACGAATACGGCGTAGAGACCCAGGAAGTTGCTAAACGCTTCCGTACTGTTGCTACTGAATCCACTGTAAAAGATGTTTCTGGTACTGTTAACACCGCTAAAGGCGGTTCCTTCTACAACCACGCATTACAGGTTACTTCCTCCTTCTTCTGCAAAAAAGAAGCACAGAAAGAAGTTGCTCCGGTAGTAGTTGAAGAAGTTAAAGAAGAAGTTGCAGTGGTTGAATCTTCCGAAGTTGAAGCACTGAAAGCACGCATCGCTGAACTGGAAGCTGAAAACGCATCTCTGAAAGCTGAACTGGCAGCACAGGAAACCACTTTCGAAGTAGCAGCGGTTGAAGTTAAAGCAGTTGAAGAAAAATCCATTGATGAAGAACTCCTTAACTATCGCTGGGGTAACGGTGAAGAAGTAGAACAAGAAGCTGATCCGGTAGTTGTTCCGGTTCCGGTTGAAGCAGAATCCGCACCAGTTACCAACTTTGAAACTCTGCGCACCAACTTTATGACTAAATTCAAAACTAGCTGGGAAGATACCGAAGAAGAACAAGAAGAGATTGAAGTAAACGAAGACGAGATCCGCGAAGCACACATGGCATTACATGACGCGATTTACGACACCAACTACAGCGCCTACGCATACGCAGCTTAATAGAGGGGTAATTCTATGATTAATCAAAACAAAGAATTTCTGGGTAATCTGATGTTAGAAATTACCAACATGAAAGAGCGTATGGCTAAGATGGATTCAGAGATTAAATCGCTTAAAGCTGATAACGCCGCATTACGAAAGACTCTAAAGCTGATTGATGAAACTAACGCGGTTATGATGGATCAGGTGTTTCCTGAGTGGCGAAATGGCAATAAACCTACACAACATAAGAAACCTACACTTCGAGTGGTTGCATAATAAAAAAAGGGAGTCCCATTTAAGAGACTCCCTATACTTAGGTTAAGGTTAGGTTTGCACAACAAAGATGAGGTTTATAATGAACATGATGCTACATTATCTAGTAAAGCCAGAAAATAACCGCCCCGAAGGGCGGGAGGATTAACACTCAATCTATACTTGTTATGTTTTTATGATGTATAGATCACTGACTATGAAAACACTGTACTGGAGTGTGTTTTATGGCTTTTAATCGGGAACTCTCTTTCGAAAATTCCCTGTTAATAACCATGTAGGAGAAAGGCAGATTACAATATTATTTAGTGTCTGATTTACAGCAACTAAAAAGAATAAACAAGAAGAAGCATACCCAGCCGTAAGGCGTACCGATTAGAAATTTGAAAAACACCACCAGCGAGATAAAAATCAATTTAATGCCAGCGACGATAGTCAAAAACAGCAGAGTAGCGAAATAGACAAAAAGATCCATAGATAATCCTCTTTGAAAACGACCATCATCTATAGTTCAATTCATCGATTTAATTAATGATACTTGAAAGCGTTACACAAAGTAGAAATGCCAATATGTGCCAGTGAATATACGATAGTTAATCCTACAGCCAGATAAATCAAAAATTCAACCATAGGTAAATCCTCAAATAAGAAAAAGGTTAGCGGGGGGTGATTCCCCCCGTAGACGTTGACCAGCTCAACATCTTTCATACATTTATTTATAACGCGTTTTAAGACACATCAAATTCATCGTCTTCTTCTGGTTCTTGTTCCGGTTCATCGATTAATGGTAATTCTTCTTCCTCGTCTTCTCCCAAATCCGCATTTTCGAACAAGTCCCCTACTTCATTTAAACGACGCTCGATGATCTCCCTTAGCTTATTCTTCAATGTTTTCTGGTCAGTGGCAGATTCAAGAATTTCTAAAGCATCGATTGTGGCGATCTGCAAAATAGTCTGTTTCACCTTTCCGCAATATTCCGCTAGTTCCTGTTCTACATAACCGACCGGAATCAGGAGATTCATTGCTTCCTGGTTCTCTCGTTCGGCTGCATCCGCTAATGCTCTCTCACGGCGTAACTTCTCTACGTCGATTTGTTCCTTGACAGTAGTTTCTTTAAGCGGGTTGATGATATTTTTTAATACCCACTCGGTCCCCTCTTTGGCTGGTACGCGTCGTGTATTGGTATTAAATGGCATTCCTCGTTCTTGCCATTTCTTAGCGGCGTTAATTGTATAGCCGTATAAGCGGGAAATTTCTGTAAGGGTTAATTCTTCTTTCAT